TTAAACATAATTTATCTTATGCAACAATATGTCAGTATAGGTGGCATTAAAAGTAACGTTATTACTTACTGTGCTTGTGGTTGACCCTGCAAAAGGATTATATAATGAAGGCTTAGTTCCCATCCATTCGCATAATTCGATTATGCTTGATTTATTGGATGTAAAGTATATATAATTAGTGCCGTTCAACACGTCCAGCACATCAAGATAATCCTTAAGCTTCCAGTAACTTTTATACGTCCCAACTTCTGTACTTAAATAGGGTGGATCAACTAAAAATATTACGTTATTTAGGTCTTTATATTTAAAAAACAACTTTTTATAATCAATACTTTCAATGGTTAAACCGTTAAGGTATCTATCGGCATTATAATCACTTAAACGCAGCCGATTGTATAAAGTTTCCTTTTCTAAATCCTTATAGCTCTGAACGTACTTCATACTAAATAAAATATTACTTGACAGCGTAATATAATCAACATACCCGGTTGTTTGTTCTTCTTTTAAAACTCGCTTTAGTATTAAACTTCTTTCAGGTTCTACAATCTTTTTTTTAGACTTTGAATTATTAATCTCCCTGATATCAGCAATTAGCTTATTAGTTTTGTCTACATTTTGTAATCGTGACCGGTAATTATCGTAATCATTATAAACTACTGTAGCATTCGGATAATGATATTTAACCGTATGGGATAATAAGCCTGATCCGCCAAATAAATCAACGTATACAGCATTATTTGGACAGGTTTCTAAAACTGCCTTTACTTGGTTTATAAACCTTCTCTTTTGCCCCATAAATGGCAAGGGTGCTTGTGTAAATTTCTTTGTTTTTGTTGTCATTATTTTAATTAAATATTTGTGTATTCTATTGGTATTTAGTATCTTTATTATGTATTAAGCACCTACGTTTAGGTTAAATGTTGCAGGCTGACCAGCTAACAAAAGCTTGGTGTTTTGGATGTTGTTTTCATATATATGTACATTCCCTAAAAATAACGTTATGCTTTTTAAAGGCGCATCTATTTGCTTACTGATTAGGTATAAGTGGTAAATATCAGACGGCAAACCTAAGCTGGCATCCGAACTTCTTTGATAAGCACTTATAATTAATTTTCCTTTCTCAATTTGGAATTGAATTAAACTTAAACACGGCTGTTGATTGGACTCAGTATTATTTGCACCAAGAAAAAGCACATAATTTTTAGAACTTCGCTTCTCTTTGTTAATCTTTTCGATCAGTTTTGGCAGTTGCTCAAAGTAAGTCGGGTAACTATTAACTAAAATAGGGCCGCAATAATCCCACCACGCTACACCAACTTCGCGGTAAGCTTTAGTCGAACGTTCCCCGGCCATAAAAAGATTTAATTCATCCCTTAATTTTTTACGAGCCAAACCGTGGCCTTCAAAGAGTTCCAATAAGTCTATTGGTTTCAGTTGTAAAGCTTGATTTAATAGGTATTTAATATTCCCCTTGTTGTTTTGCTGCTCCTTTCCTTTACTAAGGATTTTACTTAAAATTTCGTGATATTTATTCATATTCGTTTTTTGATTGATGATTAATGATTGTATATTTGCACCTCTCACACCCATAAATAATAAACGCATCAAAGGGCCAGAAGACTTATGTCCTCCGACGACCTTTGATGCGTCAGTTTAAAATGAGTGTGAGAATTTTTTTTAAATGTCGGGGGATTATTTTTAAACCCCTTTGGTTTTAAAATGGTTTAAACCATTTAGTTTTAATTTTTTTAGAATCCATATAAGAACTAGAGCTACTATAATTATCAATAATAATCCCAAGTAAAAGCCAAATTGGAAGCCGGTTAATTTTACTGTTTTGTCTTTCTGTTTAGAACTTTTTTTTATTTCTTTTTTCTGCCTAACATCGCTTTCAATTTTTGTATTTTCAGCTTTAGTTTGTACCTTATGTTCAGATTCAGCTGTTTGTTTTGTTTCTGTTTCTTGATTAATTTCGCCACCTTCAAGATATATCTCTTCCTTTAAAATGCCATCTACATAATGTTTATAATTCAATGGCTTTCGGTTTCCCAGGCTGTCCAGAACCGGAATACTTTTTAAAAACAAACTGCTATTAATTACACTTTGACTTTTTTGGTGCTGCAATTGATTTTTTACAAATAATTGGATTAAAGAATCAAATTGCTTTGTATAGTTTTCGTTAAAAGTTTCCGTTGATTTTTTAACCGTTACCGTCTTGGTTTTGCAGCTTAAAAGCAATAGCGGAACCATTAAATAAAATAGATTTTTCATTAGTTTATGTATTTGATAATTGATTTTGATACTGCTTTCAATGTTGCAGCGTAATTGGGGTCTGTAGCATACCCAGCCTTAGCAATTTCTTCAAAAAATTTATTGTAATCGCCTTTTACAGTCAAAGCCTTAGCATAACGTTTGTTCTTAAAAAAGAACTGGGCATGATCATTAAAACAATCTTCAGGAGTATTGTATTTCCTAAAATAATCCTTTCCTTTATGCATAAACATTTTAATTCCATTTCTAACTATAGGGGCTGACGATATAGGAACAGGTAGGGGGTTTGTAAAACCTGTAGTATATTCAGTAGTGGTAATCAATTGTTCATTTCCATTGATCCCGTCTGTATCTTTTACGCCAAAAAACATATTGCCTGGTGCGACGCTTCCCCAAGCACTTTCAAGGGCTGCTTGTGTTAATATAGCAATAGCAGAAATACCCGTTTTGGCTTCAACTTTCTTTGCGTGTGGTAGATACTTATCTACAAATAATTTTGGTGTCATATATTTTAAATTTATTCGTTATGCTTTTAGAATTACCAACTCAATAGTGGAGACCTTTTCCAGGTATTTAGTGATATACATACATATAAAAAATCAGATGTTACCCTGAACTCCCCAACTTTGCCTGGTGCGGTAGCCGATGCTGGTGCGGTGGTATTAATAACAGGTATATCTCCGGATGCATCGATGGGCTTTAATACCCTATTACCACTGTAAGTGCCCGACAAATCAATCCTTACGGAAGTTGTGAAACTTGAGTTATATTTAAGACCTTCACCTTGCGTAAATGAATAAAAAGCATTATTGTTTATATTTAAATACAGTCCATTCTTAAATAATTGGGCTTTTATACCGCCCAGATCAGCATTGCTAATAAACTCCAACATTTGAGCGGAAAAAAGAGCTCTTTCAGGCCAAATCGTAGAAGATATCCTAATGTTTGAATCTTGAAAAGTTATAGGTAATGTAGTTACTGCATATCCAGGTACATTTAATATATCCTGCAAAGTTGGTAGAGTACTTGACAAACCTGCAAGTTTAGCTATCTCGGCTGCGGTTATCAATCGATTACCCGCCACCTTATCCACCTTATTATCTTGCAAAAGTTTTCCCATTTCGGCTGTCAAAGCTTTGGTAACGCCACCTGTTGTAAGGTCGTTTACCAAAATTGCGCTTAAAGATGTTTGGAACGTTTCAATGGCATCGACCAGCTCCTGTACTGTATCAAGATTAACGTTATCAGAAACGAGAAGTGTATTGATACCATTTATTTGCCCCTGTAAAAGCTTTCCCTGTTCAGCACTAAGAAGGTTCTCTGCTCCTCCGGCTGTAAGATTATTGACAATATTTAAATATTGAACCGCTATTTTAGCGGCAGCGTCTAATGGCACGTAGCCATTTACCGTGCCTTTTTCGCTTTTGTTTTCTTTGCCTGTAAGCAAGGCAGCATGTGCATTTTGATCCGTAAAGTGGCCATTTAGCTGATTGGCATCGGCCTTTGAGTTTAAAACATTAGTAAGGTTAAAAATGCTACTTTGGGGTATAGTATCATCTTTATGCCAAAATGATTGCCATGAAGCCCAAAATTGGGCTTGTGTTGGTTTTAATCCGGTTTTAAACCAGTTTAAAATGGTATTTAAATTTGTTGCCATATTATCCTATATATTCGATGAAAATTACTACCCGGTAAGGGTCTAATGAGTTAAATGTACTTGATACTACTGGACTGCCATTACTTTTACGGAGTGATTCTAAAAACTCACCTGTTTCGTTCTGGCCACTCGAAATAATAAGCCTGCCGGATGGGCCCCCGCCAGTCTGATCAGAAAAAAACCATCCGGTATGAGGTATAGTCACACTTACACTTTTACTTTTGCTACCGCCAGTGCCACCAAGTGTGCTAAAATCAGAATCATTAGGGTTCCAGCCCATCGGCAGACGCCCCCGCCAATTAACAACTTCCTGCCATCCGGGTGGAATTTCGGCAGCAGGCTTGTTCCATAAGACCATACCACCGCCGAACTGGAAAACAGCTGTTTTCTTTTCCAGTGTATTTAATCGTTGCATCAATTGTATAATTGGGTCAATTCTCTTAAAACCTGCCCATGACCATGAAGTGGCTGCTGTACCAAATGTTGCATAGCGTTCAAAATGGAGCGCTTTTAACTGGCCGTTCTCAAATTCCTTAAAACTTTGATTTTCTATAATGATAACATTAGCTGATATAAATGCTCCTTTAAATTTTAGCATTTCGCCATTAATAAAAACAAAGCCGTCGCTTACACTGGTACCCGTTACCGTGCAACCCGAAATAATGGTCAGGTCACCTGCCAAATTGCCCAATTGATTAAAGATGCTGTAAGCCGTTTGCATCTCCTGCAATCTTTCGGCCTTGACCGGAACCCCTCCTGTTTGTACAAAATTTAATAAGTCCATATTTTTATATTCCAATTATGGCGTACCGTTTACCGCCTGCTTTATAAAATTCAATGTGTGCCTTTAAGGCGTATATTTCCCGATTTAATATTTCAAAAGGCACATAAACAATAAAGTCCAGTCCTGTATCTGCCGTTTCAGCTTCCGTATACACGTACATTGTGCCTTGCTTACTTTCGCTTTCGGTGTTAGTAAAAACATCTTGGGCTTCAGCTTCGGTATAAATATAGGTTGTCGGTTTCTGCTGCCCATTGCCTATATAAATCCGTCTTTGTAACTTATCAAACTCATCATTTAATGAACCACGCAACGAACAAATTTGTCCTGTATGCTCTAGCTTGTATAAGTTCTCAATTCGCCAGTTGTACCAGGAATAATACACCTGATTAATTAGTTTTAATAGTACTTTAATAAAAGCTATCGTAGTGCTGTCCCGCCACTTGGTAGGCAGCATCTCCCCGCCAAATTTGAACCAATTAATATCAAACCACATAAGTTATCGAGTTATAGTTAACAACTTTGAAATAACCGCTTTCCGCTACTTTTGAAATAAATATTGGCTGTGGCGTTCCGTAGCCGTTTGTTTGCGGATTAATCCATGCTGTTTGAGCACTTAAAATGGTCGCATCGATCACCCCCGGTATTAACTGCAATTTATCTACCAATGCCGAAAGCCTTAATTCCCCATTAAATGGCAGCTCTTTCATAAATTGGGCTATAGCATCATTAACCGGATAGTTTGCGTTAGCTATACTCAGCCCATTGGCATCAATTAATAGCGCATCCCGTTTAATTTGAAGGTTTAAATACAATTGATCAGCGGCATAATTGACAATCGTTACTACTACACCCGCTATCCTGAATTCATTTACATAATGTGTAATTGCATCAACTTCTACCGGATCAGTGAATGGAACTAAAATCCCGTTTACTTCGCCTGCTATTTTAAGAATAACACGGCTGCTTTCCGTGGCTTCATTAACTGCTGCATATTTGATAATTTTAGAAGCTGCTATCTGTTCTGCAGTAGCGTTACCATTATTAAAATAATCTTTATCAGGCACCAAAGCAAAACCAAATTGAAATTGCAAAGCCATTGTTCGGTACCAGGATAACCGCCCGGACTTTTGATTAAGGATTTTATTGTCTACCTCAGTTCGATGCTGATCAAAGAGCCCTTCAAAAATCCAAATCGAAACAGCTATTATATAAGTAAAATTTCTAAACACAGCGTATAAACTGGGAGAACTTAACTTAGTCGATAAGACTTCACTTGAGGCGATATCATCTAACATTATTTTGTGTATGGTTGCTAAACTTCTAGCCATGTTATTGTACTATAAAATTATCCTCAATTATCCAAAAACCTATGCCTGAATCGCCTTCAATAATCGCTTTGTTTTCTTCAGTTAAGGCAGTGGCAGGTTGTTTTTTATTCACATTAAAAAAAGTAACTATTTCCTGATAGCCATAATCCAAATTCGGTATTTCTAAAATTTGCCCCGGAACCAAATCCTGTGTTATACTGATATTATTTAAAATGGCAATAGCTAAAACCGCTTCTACTGTTCCAAAATAGCGTACAGCAACATCAAGAAGGGTCTGATTGATTAAAACTGTTATTGGCATGGGTTCTTTTTAAAATTCGATTTTCTTTTTTCAACTCCATAATTTCTTGTTGTTGCAGCTTTATCTTACGGTCTTTTAGCTTTAGTTCCTCCTCCAGCATATCCACTTTCCGGTTCATCAAATCTTCAAACTCTTTATAGCGGGTCTCATAGCGTTCTTTTAAATCATCTAAAATTTCTTTGTAATGACCTGATAGCTTAATATCGTTATCAATGGCAGTGGCTTCGGCATTTTCTTTAGCTTGTAATACTTCCATTTTATATTTGCTTTTTGCAAATGCAAATGTGAAATAACCCGTGCCTGTAATTGCCGTTAGAATCGAACCGATAAAAAATACTACTTCATTCATTATACTTAAATTTCAATGTTTAAATTTTCAATCCCGTTACTGGTGTCAATAACAGGATTGGCATACCCGTCCATATTAAGCTGGATTTTTAAATCTCGTTTAAACTCATCGGCTGTTATGGTTCTTTTGATATAATTGATAGCCCCTAGCCCTATTTGTGGAAATTCTTTTATTTCTCCCGGTTGCAGGTCTATAATGTCCTCAACATGTTGCTGATCGCTTTGTCCGGTTGCAAAATCGCCATTAGCAAAAGTCAACCCCCCATTTTCGTCCCTTAATATATCCTGTCTCATTTAATTTATAGTTCCGGTTCCAGTTCCTGTATGGTTGGTAGCCGTTCCTGTAGTGGTAACATTTACGTTTACAGTTCCGGATTTTATAAATTCCTTTATTGCCAGCATCAATTTCTCAGCATAAGCAACTTTAGCAGTTGCATAGTCAGTCGCCTGGATCATTTCGTCCTGTAGGTCGATTATTTTTTGTTTGAACTGATTTTCGTTTAGTGCCATTAGCTTAGTAATTGATTTGTTTTTGTTTTGAGTTCTTGAAAAATCGCTTTGTCTGTAGCTGAAAATTGGCCTGGCCCTGATGGAGTGGTAATAATTGCTCTATCCAGTTGATCAAATCCATCATTTAAAATTGATTTAAGGCTTATATTTCCTGTTTTAATCGAAAATTTACCATCCTTCATTTCAAACAACTGGCTACCTATTTTTATGGTTATCTTATCAATTTCTGATACCCGGGCAACAAACATGGAATCGGAATCGTCTAACCTTGCTATTACTACTTTTGAACCCTCTTTAGGATATATAGTAAACTGACTCTCTAAATTGTCAATGATAGCGTTTAGCCTCACTTCTTCGTAATTATCAACCGTACAGGTATTGCCTTCAACAGCTTTTACTATTCCTACACTAAGCGTGAACTTTTTCCGTTTTTTACCTAGCGCAACAATAGCCTGTTTTAAAAATTCCTCTGCTTCAATCATAGCTTATAACTTAATGTATTGGCCCGTTTAATCCCATCGGTACCATTGACATCAATAGTAACCGCTTCAATAAAATACCTTCCGTCCTGATGCCTGTCTTCATAATAAGGCCGGTATAATTGTGCTGCATCACCCGGTTTGGTTCTTGGATAACACCAACCGTCCAAAGTACCTTCGAAGCCGTCGTTAGTTGCTATTTCAAACCTTGAATCCAACCATTTTTGCAGCTCGGTTTTACTCATGTTCGGCCAAAGCTTTATGGCTGTTTCATTGCCTCCCTTTTCGCCTTTAAATAATTGCAGGACTGAACCGTTTGCCTGTTTGCTTTCTACTGTCATATACAATGGTTTGGCTGTTTCTAAAAACTTTAAACTGCTTCCTTTGCGTACATTTTCACTAAAATTGTAATTATGTACCGTTTCGGCTTTAAAATCGACAATCGTTCCCACACATAGCGTAGTTGGATTTTTAAAGTAAGCCCTGATCCCTGCTTTTTCCCGAAGTTCTTCCAGGACATTGTATGGCGTAGCATCTTCAATTAGCCATTTGCCGATGCTGTAATCTGCATTACATTCAATTGTATACTTTGACGGCAAAACAACCTTTAAAATATCTATAAGCCTTCCGGACTTAATAAACTTAGTTACACGGGGCGCTTTCCTGAGTTGAAACATTTCATCCTCACACTC